TGTTGATGAAGTGAATGTATTAAATGATGAAGATAATGCTTTACCATTTATTGATGCTGCTAATGATGAACTTAAACTTTGTGTTGCTGCATTTAATTCACTTTGGTTTATATAATCTATTGCGATTGAAGAACTAAATGCTTCCTGTGCATCTAATCTACTATCAAAACTTGCACTATCAGTTGAATATACTGTTTGGTTAACAGTATTATCAATCATATCTGTATTAAACTCCCTTAATAATTCAGCTGAAATATATCCCGTATTATTGTTAGGGAAATTGGTTTGATTAACTACTTGTAATTCTTGCTTTGTCATATATTTTATTATTGTGTTGCTTCTGTATCAAAGTTAGTATCATAACCTGTATTGAATTCGCCCTTTTGATTAAAATTAGCAGGTGATTGTATTCTACCGATTCCTTGCTGTATTAAGAATCCTTCACAACATCTTCTATCATAAGTGTCGCTATGCATACATAAACACGCTCTTCTATTATTCTTTGGTGAACTTAATCCTTTGGTAGGTCCAATGTAGACACCACTATTATTCTGTCTATTAACAGAGTATCTTAATGAACCATTTCTACTATTGCTCCAAATACCCATAAGTTTTATTTATTTAACAAAGAAAGATAATATTATTAGTGGATTTTCTTCATTGCCTCTCTGTGAAGTAATGCCTCTAATTCATTCTTATCACTCTTATAGGATAAATACAATAAACATTTTTCTAATGGTTCATTCGTAACAATATCTACTTTTGTAATGTCATTATTGGCAAGTTCCATAATTGTGGTGTAATTTTTCCACTTCTTTGCAAAATTTGATTGATGCTGTGAGGAATTTCCACCCCCTTCAAATACTTCAGGATACCTTTCTGTAAGTCCGCCAACAAACCTAGTAAGTAAAAAAAAACCCCAAAGTGTATACTCATTGGCATATCTAACCATTTTTCTTCTTCAATGTTTCCATTATAAGGAATGATTTCGTAAGTATCTCTGACCTTTTTTGTAATAGGACGATAGAGTATACTCATTATCTTTGCCCAATTATCATCTATCTGTAATGTTTCATATGCTGTTATATCTGAATATGCACCGTAACTCATTGCTGAAAGATTTGGTTCGAATCCATATTCTTTACCATCTATATGTACTATTTTTTGTAAATCGTATTCTATATTATTCAACCATTTTCCTAACTCTCCCGCAATCATTCTAAAATCTTCTGTTGATAATTTACTCAAATACTCTAATGATAAATCACACAAATACGTTACTAATATTGCAGTTTGTGCTTCTTCGTTATCTTCGTAGTTCTTAATCTCTTTTTGTAATTTAAGATATTCTCTTAGGGTTACATCTTCATACGATTGTGGTATACTGATTTGTATTTCTTTTATCATAATTTATGCTTTATATGTGTTTCCTGTAAATGCTTGGTTTAAAAGGTTTAGATGCATCTTTAATTGTGCTACTTTCTTTTCTTCGTTTTCTAATTTCGCGTTCATTGCTATCAACTTAGCGTTTAATTCTTCATTCATAAGAATTAATTCGTTTGATAAAGATAATGCCTGTTTAATATCATCTTCTGTGAAAACTATTTCGTTTATTTTTATTGTATTCATATTAGTGTCTTATGTTTCCTATTGTTATTGCGTATCTTCCCTTTTGTGTTGCTTTCTGTGATAGTTTCATCATACAACAATATCTCGCCGCATCTATTAAGTGGTCTAATCCTCCTTCGGGTGTATCGGTTACATATCCGTATTTATCTGTACCATATTGATAACCATAGAATTCATTGATTAAATTCTGCGATTGCTTTAATAATTTTATCTTATGATTTTGCATTACACTTATACCAAACTTAATACTATCCTTTCCTTTTATTACCGGCTTAATATTAAATCCACTTCGGTATATTTCTTCAATCAGACGTGGCTCAGCTGAATCTGCCCATATCTCTTCACTTTTAGTTATATCTAATTCGGTTAACTTTTTTATTATATCGTTTGTAACCATTCCTTTTTCATATAACAACTCTTCTAAAATTATTTCTTCACCTTTTTTATATACTGCCACTAATGCTGTTGGGTCTGAACTAAAACCAAAATCTATTCCAAATCCTACAAAATCTACTTCTTCTAATTTATCTATAATATCAAACTGAAATATAGCTCTCTCATTCGGTGCAAATTCTCCTTTACCATATATCAACCATTGTCTTTTATTTTTAAACTCTAATTGTTTGATTGCTTGTATTTGTTCTTTTGGTAAATAAGGATTATCTAAAAATGTTGTAATATATCTATCACAATCTTGCATCTGTCTTAACCAATGATATGGTGATACTGTCGGGTTATATGCTAAAATAATTTGACCGGATGTTCTAATCATTAATTGAAAAAAAGATTCTTCATCTACTTCAGAACTTTCATCAATAAATAAAATATCTTGTTTTAAACCTCTTAATTTGTCAGGGTCATCTGTTGATACGAATGTTACTGAACTATTGTAATACTGCCATACTTTATCAGTAATATTAAAATCGTCTTCTTTGTATATATCTAAACTCTTAAGTATATCTACAAAATCTTTCATTGTAGTTCTTTTCAATACAGGTCCACTCTTTCTGACAATAGTAATATTAATTCCATCAACTTCTATTGCCTTAACCAAAAGATATTGAAGTATTGCGTATGTTTTACCACTTCTCGTTCCTCCAATATGTTGTTGGACTCTTTTTTTACTGTCCAATATGTTCTGAAACGTCTTCGTTGTGTCTATATTGATTGATGTCGGCATTAGTTACATTGATTTGCACTTGTTGTATTCTTTGGTCTATTTCTGCTCTCATATCTATTGAAGATTTCTTAGGTACAATATATTCTAATAATCTTAAATAAATTTCTGCAGCTTTCGCTGGATTATCCCTTCTAATCTTTTCAATATCTTCTCTTATCACATCTAACCCATAATTAGCTATTCTCGCTATAGTCAATTTTGCTTGCTCTGTACTTCTATTGATTGCACCTATTGGTCTTCCCTTACTTAATTTATTTCCTTTCTCAAACTTTGCCATCGTTTTCTCGTTATTTATACGGACTTATATTTACATATATATAACATAATTTAATCTTTTTGTATTGAACCACTGCTCTGATTTTCTTCTTTTAATCTTTGATACATCTCATTATACTGTCTCTCTAATTCATCTAATTCTTCTATTCCCATTCCCGCTTTGATTTGTTCTACTATTTTTTGTAACTGTTCTTTATTCATTTTTAAATGGATTTTGTATATTATTCTTTAAATGCTTTTTTACTTTTTTTACTGCTAAGAACACCGTGCTTTTACTTATCCCTATATCTTTACTTACTTCATCTAAGGTTCTATTTGTAAACCAATAATGCTCATATATCATTGCTGAACTAAATCCTTTTCTTCTCTTCATCATATCTAATTCATCTTTTACTTCATCATGTGCTTTATCTATCTTCATATCTCTTTCTATATCATATTCTACATCTTGTAAATCCCAACCATCTTCAATAAAGTTAGATTTGTTTATTAGCTTACCCGCTCTCTTTTTCTTATTGATAAATCTACTAATGATATACTGTCTACAATACTGAAGATTAAAACTATCATTATACCATAGATTAGGATTACACTTTTCACTTAGATAAAGATATAAATCACTTACTAATTCATCTGTATATTCTTGTGATTTACTTACTTTAAATGCTACCGCACCTAACCAATTGTGATGCTTATTATAAAGTGTTTCTAATCTCTTATTACACTCAGTATATAAACTACCCGATATTTCCATTCTTTTTTTCTTCTATACCTTTTATAAATTCTCTTATACTCGCTACCGCTTTTATCCAATGTTTTGCTGCACTACCACAACTACACGGTTGCGGCTCTTGACTCTTTGTTATTTTTTTATAACTACCCCAAATGTAATTCAATAAAAACTCCGGTAAAAATTCTTTTATAGGGTCAATCTTTTCTCTTAACTCTTTATATTCTTCTTCTGTAAATGGTGCGTATATATTATTTTCCATCTTCTTTAAATTTTAATGGTACAAATTCAGGTTTAGGTTGTTCCATTGGGATAGGAACTTCTAAATTTAAAAAAGGTTTTAGTTTCTCAATGTTAGGATGCTCGGAAGGGAAACCTATCCCCATACTTGCTAAGATAAGGACTAATTCATTAACTGATTGTAATTTTCCGAAATCTACCATATACAAATGGTTAGGTAATAATTCTTTTTTTGGTTCTAATGTACTTTGTAATTCTATCATAATTGTTTGTTTAATTCGTTTAATGCTTCTTCTAAATTTCTAGTTAATATTGGTAACCACTCTTCTCTACTCTTGCAGTTTTTTAATTCTTGACTTCTTATCTTATACACATCTTTTCTTTTTTCTAATTTAAATTCTTTTGTGACTTGATTATCCCAAAAATTATATCTTTTTCTCTGATATGCTAAATAACAAGGATAACACATAGCGTGAGCTAAATACTTTTTTACTATATCGTTGAATTTCTCTCCACACTCTTTACAATGAGTTGCTTTTGCTATTGCCATTTTTTCGTAACTTATTTTTATAAATTGCTTTTTGCTTTCCTATTCGTTTTATCTCTGATGGTTTAATAAACTCTTTCTTTTCGGTTAATCTTTCTTTAATACCATACGATAATGTTTTTTCTTTATATTCCTTTAATGCTTTACCGATATTACCATTACGGACTTCTATAACTGTGTTTGCTATTCCCATATCTTAATTTGTTTTT